TGACTTGACGTTTGACCCCGAACGACACGAAGAATTACTGAAAATGAACATCCAGCCGATTGATCGAGTACAAATACCGGATGCTGAGTATATTCGTCGGGCTATGGCGGATTTGCAGGCGCAGTTAAAATAAATTTGACAAGCGCAGTTTGTGTGCGTAGAATCATTACTGTTCTTGGCGTACATAACGGTTACTTCCATGCTAAGGAGCGGGTCGCTGGTTCGAGTCCAGCCAAGTCGCAAGGCTTGTAGCTCAGTTGGTAGAGCGGCTAAATCTCCGTTGTGGCTTGTTCCAGAATAATTTAGTGCTTGGCGTATGTGACGGATACTTCTTGGATGAAATCTGCTATGCAGACGGGGTTCAAATCCCCAAGTCCGTTGCAGTTTGTTCCGGCAAAGTTTGTAGGTGGCGTAGCTGACGGATACATCTTGGGGATATAAACCCGTCAGCATTTGTTCCCTTACCAATTATCCGGCCTGCGCCTAAAAATGCAGGCCGTTTGTTTTTAACGATAAGGAGTTCCAATGAAAACCAATGTGAAAAAAGCTGGCGCAGAAAAAACACACGAAGGCGGATTGTCTACCGCGACACTGACGGCAGCGCAGGAACTTCGCCGGACGGTGATGTGCTGCATGTTGTTCGAGGATTCGTTCTACGAATCTGGTATTTCTGCTACAGATCGCATGAAAGCGTTGCTGAAAAAAACATCGTTCGAGGACGCCGCACAGATCGCCATTGACGCCCGTGAGAAAATGAAGCTGCGTCATGTCCCGCTTTTTCTATTGCGCGAGTTGTTGCGCAATCATTCGGGGCGCAAAGTGGGGGACTTAGTGGCGCGCGTTATCCAGCGTCCTGACGAGCTTGGTGAGTTGCTTGCGTTGTACTGGAAGGACGGCAAGGATCAACCGTTGCCTGCGCAGCTTAAGATTGGGCTGGCACGCGCGCTCAAGAAGTTCAACGAGTACAGTATTGGCAAGTACATCAACCGCGATGCCTCCGTGAAAATCCGCGACGTGATGTTCTTGAGCCATGCGAAACCGAACGATGAAGCGCAAGAGGCGCTGTTCAAAAAGATCGCCGACAACACCGTTTCTGTACCAGATACATGGGAAGTTGAATTGTCTGGGGGCGCGGACAAGAAATCCACGTTTGAGCGCCTAATGGCAGAAAACAAACTGGGCGCGCTGGCATTGTTGCGTAATCTGCGCGGCATGTTGGCGACTGGAGTGTCTGAAGATGCGATTCGTGATGCACTCGGCAAAATGAAAGTTGATCGTGTATTGCCGTTCCGCTTTATTGCAGCGGCGCGCTATGCTCCGCGCCTTGAGGATGCGCTTGAGCAAGCTATGTTTCGTTGTTTGTCGGAAGTGCCAAAACTTGGCGGCAAGACGGCTTTGCTGATTGACCATTCCGGTTCAATGAAAGGATTGGTTTCTGCGAAGTCAGAGATTACTAGATTCGATGCGGCTGCTGCGGTGGCGATGATATTGCGCGAGACTACAGACCGCTGCCGTGTGTTCACGTTTGCGGAAGATTGCATCGAAATCCCGCCGCGTCGCGGATTCGCAATGGTGCAGGCTGTGCAGGCTGTGGTTAATCCGGTGTCAACCAAACTCGGGAAGGCCGTCAAGCACGTTTACGCAGAGTTTCCTGAGTGTGATCGCATTATTGTGATAACTGACGAACAATCACAAGACCGACCGCAACATCCTAAAGGTAGTGGTTATATCGTCAATGTAGCTGGATACCAAAACGGCATTGGTTACGGCCCTTGGGTTACAATAGACGGATGGAGCGAGTCTATTGTGGAGTACATCAAAGCGAATGAAGAACCCAACCCCGAAGGAAATTAAAAAAGTGCGGCTTGCTTCTGGTTTAACTCAGGAGCAGGCCGCTTCTTCAATTGGCTATTCCCGTAGAGCATGGCAGGAATGGGAGTCTGGAAGGCGCACTATGCGAAGATCGACCATGAACGCTTTTAATTTAGCCGTGAGTCTGACGGGTTGAGTTATGGAGAATTCAAAAGGATATTTATATGGTTAAGGCTATTTTGTTCTTTGTGTTAGTTTGGGTGTTGGTGATTGCTGGAATTGTTGTATTCAGAGCTATGACAGCAAAAGAAAAATGGTCAGTTGTTAAAACGGCTTTATTTGGTGGAGTGACAGCCATTGTTGCTACGGCACTGGTTGTATTTATTGTTATACTTTTCTGAAAGGAAGTGAAATGAAAAAGATTATCATTGCTGTATTTGTATTGGTTCTGTCCGCGCTTACGTCTGGTTGTGAGCGAATCGAAACCGGCGAGGTTGGTTTGCGCATCGGATTCGATAAGCAAATCCAGTCTGGAGAGTTACAGCCTGGTTCATTCAATCAGGTGATGGTGGGAAGCGTCCTAACCTTCCCCGTTCGCGACATTGCCGTTAACCTTGACGACATTCGCCCACAAACCTCGGACAACTCCACCCTATCCGAAATGGATGTGACGGTGATCTACAGCATCAATCCTGCTGCGGTTGCAGAAATCTACACGCAGAAGTCTCGCTCATTCCATTCGGAAGAAAACGGCGATACCTACCTGATGTACAACTACATGACCACACTTGCGAGGACGGCTGCATACAAAGCCGCTGCTCTCTATCCGGCAATGGAATCAGTCAAGCGCCGAGATGAAATCGAGAACGCTACAATCAAGTTTGTGACCGAAGCGCTCAAGAATGAACACCTCGACACCTCGCTGACGTTGACTAAAGTACAGGTGCGAGCAATTCAACCAGCGCAGACAATCATCGACACAGCGAACGAAGCAATTGCCGCTCAGAATCGCCTGATTACCGTCAAGAAGCAAGTAGAAATCGCGCACGAAGAAGCAAAGCGTCAGGAGATGTTGTCCAAACCAGCCAGCATTGCGTACATGAAGGCGCAGGCCGAGCTTAATATCAGCGAAGGCATACGCGATGGCAAGGTAGGAACGGTGATTGTGCCGCACAACTTCACCGCGCTGGGGCAATTCAAATGAAAACCGGATTTACCTTGATTGAGATGATGATCGTGGTGGCGATAGTTGGAATCCTTGCAGCAATTGCAATTCCAGCTATCACAGGAAAGTCATACCAAGTTCCGCCAGATTGCCGATCTGGTTATCAATTTGATCGCCAGTCTGGACGGCAGATTATTGGAGCCAATGGCGGCGGTGTACCGTGTGAAGGGCTAAAATGAACCTACTGAAATGGTTTAAGAAAGAGCAGAAATCCAAAATATGCCAAAGTCAGACTGAATACGAGGAAATGCGTAGACAGCAAGGAATGAAATGGCAAGAAGATAAAGTTGAGCAAGCAGATAACGCAAAAGCCGCATGGGAAGCAGAAAACGAACTCCTAAAGAAGCTGGATGCTTGCAACCTTGGAACGACTCATTTGGCGTTTAATGGGACTTATGAGACCTACATGATGCATAAAGAAATGCGCAATCTATCAAATCTGCAAGGATATGCCGCTCAACAATCTGCACAAATGCAAGGAGCGCGGAATATGGCAGGGCTTTCAGGACAAGCGGCATACGGAAATCAATTATTCCGTATATTTGGATGATTTCATGCTAAAATATAACCTGCGATGGTCGTCTAAGTGGATAAGACAATGCTCTCATACGGCATAGACGAGGTTCGAGGCCCATGGTCGCAACCAAGAAGTATGCAGATTAGGATACACATGTGCAGGGAGCCGCTTACTGCCGCCAACTTCAAAAAGGATAAGTTAATGGACACTAACCAAATCTGTGCATTAATTGCAATAGTTGGAATTGTGGTAGTATTTATCTATCAGTACGCTAAGTCAATCTTCGAGGCTAACTAACATGGCTAATATTGAAACATCGTTATATACGCAAGCTGATGACATACGCGAATCGGCAAGTATCACAATGAAAAACGAACCAACAGAATTTAAAGCCGCATATATGGCGGGCCATGTTGATAATATTTATTCCTATGCCAAAGGTCTTGAATTTGCCTTACAATGCCTAAAACCAACTGAAAAGCAGGAGTAACCATGGCAAACGCACTCAAAAAGCTAGTATCAGGTATTTACGACCGCCAGCCAGATCAAACGCAGGGGATTGAAACTACCGCCAGACCCAATCCAGGAATACTTGGAACTGGCCTAGCCAGCAATGCTGCAACCGGAATGCTTATGGCGGAATACCGCAATTATATTGCTGAAGCCGAGGCTAACGGACAGCCTTACCCCACATTTGAAGAATGGATGATGCAGAGGCGATAATGACCGAACAACAATACACCTGCCCTAAGTGCTTCAAGAACTACACACGTTTTACCATCCAAGAGCATTACGCATGTGGCGTTGAGCCGCTTGATAATGAAGCTAGACCCACGATCAATGTTGATGCAGTGGTGAGCAACGTAAAAAATATGCTGCAATCTGGCCTTGAGGCAGATTTGGTCAGTGAAATTCCGGTAGAGCCTGTAGCTTATGGCAAACCAGCCGAAACAGCGCCGACTGTTGAAACTGTCCAGCCCGAAGAGATTGCACCTGTACCTATTGAGCAAGCCAAGGAAGCAGCGAAGCCCGCACCAAAGAAGCGCGGCCCAAAGCCAAAAGTTAAAACTGTTGCATAAATGACACAAAAGCACTAATCTACACCGTAACAAACGGACTAAGACGCACTTAGGCAATGTGGAAATAACACATTATGAGCATTCAAGAATTATCCCCAGCGCAAATAGAGTCTCCAAACATCCCGGCGCATCGCTGCCCTGATTACGATGACGAGTGCGCCCAAGTAAAAGATCATTCGGCCTGCATGGCGGGAAGCATTCACGTATGGAAGGGTGAAATTATAGTAGTTGACCCTATAGACGGATTCTGCCCTTTTGTGTGTGGGATGATGAAGCCATGAGCAACGAAGAAATAACCGCAAAGCAGCAACTATTCATCAAAGAGTATCTTATTGATTTGAATGGTACTCAAGCTGCAATCCGGGCAGGCTATAGTCCAAAGACCGCAAACGAGCAAGCATCACGTCTGTTAGCGAATGCTAATATACGCACGGCGGTTCAGTTAGCAATGGATAAACGCTCAGAAGATCTCGGCATTGACGCTAAATATGTCCTCCAGACGATTAAAAACACAATTGAGAGGTGTAGCCAAGCAGAGCAGGTAAAAGGCCCTGACGGCACAGTATCGGGCGAATACAAGTTTGACTCTTCTGCCGTGCTGAAAGGTGCGGAACTGCTTGGAAAGCACCTGAAGATGTTTACTGACAAAGCCGAGGTTGAGCATAAGGGAAATGTCACTCTGCTGTTAAGCAATGACGACACCAGCATTTAAGCTCACCCCGAAGCAATTACAAGCTAACTCACTGCTTGCCAGTCCAGCCACGCATATCATGTTGTTTGGTGGCTCCAGAAGTGGCAAGACGTTTGTTTTAGTCCGTGCTGTGTGTCTCCGGGCTATCAAAGCCGCAAAGTCCCGCCATGCAATCGTTAGATTCAGATTTAATGCTGTAAAGAACTCCATTGTTCTAGACACATTCCCTAAAGTCATGGCTTTATGCTTTCCTGGCGTTAAGTACACTCTAAACAAATCTGACTGGTATGTGACCTTCGAGAACGGCTCAGAGATATGGTTTGCGGGCCTAGATGACAAAGAGCGCACTGAAAAGATTCTTGGTATGGAGTTTGCCACGATCTACCCTAACGAATGCTCCCAGATACCGTATGGGTCGATTGAAACGGCTATTACTAGACTAGCCCAAAAGGCAGAACAGCAGCCAATAGGTGACTTACCAGCCACAACCCTTAAGCCAAGGGTGTTTTATGACTGCAATCCTCCTCCAAAGTCACATTGGACATACAAACTATTCAGGGAAAAGCGCCATCCAGACACAAAAGAAAACCTAAAACACCCTGAAAACTACGCATCCATGCAGATTAACCCGATGGATAACACGGAAAACCTAGCTGATGGGTATTTGGATACCTTGAAGGCTATGAGCGCAAGGGCGCGGAAGCGGTTCCTTGATGGGGAGTTTGCCGACGCCACGCCGAATCAGCTATTCCCAGAGGAACACATAGACAAATGGCGCGTTACTGATGGCGTATTGCCTGATATGGTTCGCGTTGTGGTGGCTGTTGACCCTTCTGGTGCTGATGATGAGGATAACGCCGACAATGACGCTATAGGTATTGTGGTTGCAGGACTTGGAACTGATGGTAATGCGTACATCGGGCCTGATCTAACTGTTAAAGCTGGCCCTGCGACATGGGGGAAAGTTGCAACAGACGCCTATGATAATCACGAAGCCGACGCGATTGTGGGGGAAACAAACTATGGAGGGGCAATGGTTCAGCACGTTATCAAGACCTGCCG